CTGCATAATGGCAAATGTTTACTTAAAAGAAATTACGGACTGGTCTGACTCTAAGACCAATGTACCAAATCATACCTACATTGTAAGACCCGATGGGCATCTTGCAGGTTATATCAAAACTGGAACTAAAGAGGAGATAATGTTTAAGTCTCCAATGAAACAGTTCTCAAAATCTAGGAGAAAATTCGTAGACCTCAAAAGATAAATTTGACAATGGGTATGACTTTTTGTTATACTATAGTCTGAATCGGGAAATACTTAAAATATGACAAATCAACTTAAAAACCAAAAGAATCAACTTGCCAAGTTAATGGCAACTGAGAATCTAACTATCGTTCATAAGAAGGTGCCAACTGCATACTTCGATATGAAGAATAGGATACTATGTTGTCCTATCTTTAAAGACGACTTATCAAAAGAATTATATGACCTGTTCATGGGTCACGAAGTAGGTCATGCATTGAATACACCGTATGAAGGTGTTCATAGTGCATTGACTAAAAACAAAACACTTAAAGGATATCTTAATGTTGTCGAAGACGTTAGGATTGAGAAGGACATCAAAAACAGATATGCAGGTTTGAGAAAATCATTCTTTACTGCATACAACGAATTGATGGAAATGGATTTCTTTGGAATCAAAAAGAGAGACCTTCAAGCACTTTCACTAATAGACAAAATCAATCTTATTACTAAGGTTGGTCATAGAGTCAATATCAAACTTAACTCAGAAGAGGCAGGTTTCTTGCAAATGGCAGAAGACTGTAAGACTTGGGATGATGTTGAGATTTGTGCGAATGCAATATATGACTGGTCTAAAGAAAATGAGACTAGGGACGAAAATGACGAAGCATTAGTTCCTCAGACAATTCAATTCACCGATGAAGACGATATGGAAGACGAAGACGGTGAAGAAATGGACAGTGACTTCGGAGAGGATTCATCAGATGATGAAGACTGGGATGGTAATGGTACTAGTACTAAAGACGGTGACGAAGGTGACGATGAAGACGACTCTATGCCTGATGTAGATGCATTTGGAAAAGACTCTGCAGAAACAGATGAAAATGCTCCTGAAGGAAAAGGCGATGTTGACGGTGGTGACGAAGGAGACCAAAAATCAAACGATAAAAAAATGACTGGTAAAGAAGGTGGTGTTGGTTCTTCCGATGATTACGATGGTGAACACGGTGCAAGGGAATCAATTACAGAACATCATGCTCATAACAATGAGGATATGTTCATTTCAGAATCTAACACAATTTCTACTACTGTTAATCTTAAAGACCAATTCAAGAAAAGAGACCAATTCAGTGGTATCGTTGTCCCTTACAAAAAAATGATTGCAGACTGGACTACATTTTGGGAATCTAAGTCTGATGATATTTACGGTGACTCAGAAGAAAAGATTGCAAAAAGACTTATAAAGGCAACTCATAGTTCTAAGAAATTAAAAGATAAGAATAAGAAAATTGTCCAACATATGGCAAAAGAATTCGAGATGAAACAAACTGCAATGCAAAGTGCAAAAGCATTCCAAGGTAAAACTGGAAAGTTAGATATGACTAAACTTGCAAAGTATCAGATTGTTGATGATATCTTCAAAAAAGTGACATACTTTCCCGATGGTAAAAACCACGGTTTACAGGTATTACTTGATTGGAGTGGTTCAATCGCTTCTGAGTGTTCAGACCTTATCGAACAAACAATGATACTGGTTGACTTCTGCAGGAAGGTTAATATTCCTCATAGAGTTTACTTGTTCTCAGATGTTTACTATGATGCAATCAATGGTGAAGAGCAAGACACATCATACTTCACTTCAAGAGAACCAAGATTGATAGAATTATTTTCAGACAAAATGTCTACTAGGGAGTTCAATAAGAATCACATAAATGTTGCTCACTTGTTTAATCAATATCACTTCGAAAGAAGAACATTCAAAAAACAAGTTGAATTACATAACTCATGGTTTGGTGATATTGAATACATCGATTTAGAAAACACTTATGGATGGTATGACTTTGATTCATACAGTTGTCCTAGGAACTACAGATTAGGTGGGACACCTCTTGACCATTGTTTGACTGCAATGAGATTGTTAATTCCTTTATTCAATGAAGAGTACGGTATCGAGAAATCAATACTTACAGTTATCACTGATGGGTATTCACATAGGTCTCCAGTCTTTGACGAAACTGATGATGAGAGAGAGGATAAGAAGTCTCAAGAAGACCCAACAGAAGGTCACTCTTGGAGAATCCAAAGACAAAGATACTTAATCGACCCAATTACTAACAGGTCTTACTTGTACACTGACAGCGATGGATACAATGCAAACAACTTCGTACAATCTCAGAACATCCTAGACTGGATTGCAAAAGAGACTGGTGTGATTGTTACTGGGTACTTTGTACTGGGTAACAAGAATGACTTTTGGGGTCTTCATAACAACATCGAAGAAATTAGAAAAGGTGACGCTGATTCCATGTGGAAAGAATGCAGAAAAAACGGATTGTGTGTTGAGACTCACGGTTACGGTAAACTTTTCTTGACCACTTCCTCTGCACTAAGTGTCGCAGGTGAAGACTCACTGGATGATGATTTGGTCGGTGCGAACAAAAGAAGACTGCTTTCTGCATTCAAGAAGAATCAGAATTCCAAGAACACATCAAGATTTTTAACAAACGAATTTATAAAGGAGATTGCATAATGCAAACAAGAGAACCATTAAGAGTAGACCAAGGGTACTACGACCATAACGAACCAAACTACAGTGCATTTGCCGATGCGATTACAGATGTAGGCCCATCTCCCTGCGAGAAATATGATTGTAGTAACAAAGCAATATGTGCCGCCCAAGCAATTGAATGTAAAGCATTCAGAGTTTGGACTAATGAAGGTGAAGACGTTTATGGAAGACATCAGTTTCAGAACAAGAAGGGTCTATATCCAAAACCCCTACATGAATCTATAAAAATTCTTTTACACCCGATAAAATAAATTTGACAATGGGCCTCACTTTTTGTTATACTATAGTTAATGGGAAAACAAATCAATAACTGCAACATAGGAGATAATATGATAAATGCAAAACTAAAAACCGAGATTTCTAAAATTTCGTCACTCGCAACTTTGAATGAGTTGAGTGCTTATATCGCTGATGCGAAAACCTACCTTGGTAAATCTACCATAACGGAAGGTGCTTCAGTTTATGTGGTACAGAAAACCAAGAAGACTCTTGGTACTGTTATCAAAGTGAAAATCAAAAGGGCAACAGTTCAACTGCCAGAGGGTAGATACTCTGTTCCTTTATCAATGTTGGAGGCAGCGTAATGGTAGATAGAACATATAATAGGTCTGAATCAATTCAGATTACTGGTAAAGACTTTAACTTTACCCCCGATAGAAAAGAGTTTCTTGCAAGTCTTGTAAGTACTTTCCCTTCTAATACACTTTTTACTAAAGAAGACTTTGACCAAGTTGGTGGAATGCCATACTGGGTCAAATCGTCTAGGTACGATTTCAAAGTGGGTGCAAACTCATTTAACCTTGAGGCAGTAATCAGTGGTTACAACGGTGGTTATGAACCACAAAATGTAACTCCGATTGTTCCTGTAACACCAGTTGCACCGATAGGTGTTCCTGTTCCTGCAGTGAATAACCCTGCTCAAATGCCAGTCGCTGCTAAGACTTCAAGTCTTAACAATACTGTTGGAAAAATCATTCCTGAAAAAATGATTAACTATGTTCCTTTCGGACATTTCAAGGATGTTAAAAACATCATCAAATCCAAATTGTTCTTTCCAGTATTTGTTACTGGTCTGAGTGGTAATGGTAAAACATTGATGATTGAACAAACTTGTGCTCAGTTGAAGAGAGAACTCTTCAGAGTCAATACCACCATCGAGACCGATGAGGATGATTTGATGGGTGGTCATACTTTACAGGGTGGAGACATCATGTTCAGAGAAGGCCCAGTCATTAAAGCAATGAGAAAAGGTGCCGTTTTACTTCTTGACGAAGTGGACTTAGGTTCTAACAAATTGATGTGTCTACAATAAGTTCTTGAAGGTAAAGGATACCTTATCAAGAAAACTGGTGAGTGGGTTTCACCTGCAAAAGGTTTCACAATTCTTGCAACTGCAAACACGAAAGGTCAAGGTTCTGACGATGGAAAATTCATCGGAACTCAGATTATGAATGAGGCGATGTTGGAAAGATTTGCGATTACGATGCAACAGGAATATCCACCAGTGAAAACTGAGAAATCAATTCTTACAAAAGAAATGGAGTTGACTGGAAAAGTTGATTCAGACTTTGTTGAGAAACTTGTTGACTGGGCAGACATTATCAGAAAATCATACTACGAAGGTGCGATTGATGATGTTGTGACTACAAGAAGGTTGGTTCACATAGTGAATGCATACAGAATGTTTGACGACAAATTGAAGTCAATCACAATGTGTATTTCTAGGTTCGACCAAGAAACTAGGGATTCTATCCTCGACCTCTACACCAAGATTGATGCAGGGGTTGACATGACTGAAGAGGGTGTCTCAGAAAGTTCTGAAAACCCTATTGACGATTCGGACTACTAGGAGTATACTATTAGTATGTTCGGTAGAAAACCTATAGTCGGAGTAGATTACAAATACAACGAAGGTCAGCTCCTCAAGGAGTTGACTTCGTATATAGATTCAACTTACGACCAACATTACAGTCTGAACAAGTATCAGGCAACAGAATTTATCATTGACGCTGGTCATGGTGAAGGATTCTGTATCGGGAACGTATTAAAATACGCACAAAGGTATGGAAAAAAGGGTGGGAAAAATCGTGCTGACCTGTTAAAGGTTTTGCATTATGGACTCATACAATTATACATTCACGATATGGAGAAACTAAATGATGAAAATCAGTGATAATACAAGAGACGTTCTAAAGAACTTCTCAACAATAAATTCGGGAATCCGAGTTAAAGAAGGAAATAAGTTAGAAACTATTTCCAACATGAAAAATATACTTGCAGTGGCAACTGTAAGTGAAGAGTTCCCAACGAACTTTTCGATATATAACCTGCCGGAATTCTTAGGTGCAACCAGTTTACTGGAAGACCCCGATTTTGAATTCGGTGCTTCCTCATTATCGATTGCAGATAACAATTCTAAACTTGCATACTTTTATGCATCTGAAGGAATGGTAATTGCACCCGACAAAATGATAACTATGCCTGATGCTGAGATAGAGTTTAAGGTCACATCAACTTTGTTGAATGACCTACAAAAAGCATCAAGTGTTCTAGGAGTCAATGACCTAGTGTTAGAGTCCGATGGTTCAACCGTCTCTCTAACTGTAGTAGACAAGAAGAACGCAGCTTCTAATACCTTCTCACGAGTAGTGGGAACTGGTGATGGAACAATCTATGCAATGAACTTTAAGATTGAGAACCTTAAAATTCTAGAAGGAAACTATGATGTTTCTGTTAGTTCTAAAGGAATCTCGCATTTTAGTAATGCAGATATCGATTTAGAGTATTTTATTGCACTAGAACCTGACAGTAAGTACGGTTCTTAGTATAAATAATAATGTGGAATAGTTCTATCTCAACTATCCACGGGAGTGCATCCAATCTCATCATTCTACATGGTGATGCACACATAAAAAACGGTGGGGTTTTTTATTCTTATTTTATGATGGAGTCAATGTGACAGAAGAATTTTTATATGTGGAAAAGTATCGACCACAAACAATTGACGATACTATATTACCTCAGAGTTTCAAAAACCAATTTAAAGAGTTCGTAAAATTAGGGGAAATCCCTAATTTACTTTTAAGTGGTTCTCAAGGTTGTGGTAAAACCACAATTGCAAGAGCATTATGTAATGAACTTGGTGCAGACTTTATTGTTATCAACGGTTCTGATGAAGGACGATTGATTGATACCCTTAGAACCAAAATCAGAAACTTTGCATCTACTGTTTCACTTCAAGGAGGCCCAAAGGTCGTTATCCTAGATGAAGCAGATTACATATCAGCAGAAAGTGTTCAACCTGCATTGAGAGGATTCATGGAAGAGTTCTCCAGTAATTGTAGGTTTATCTTTACCTGTAATTACAAAAATCGAATCATCCCTGCACTACACTCAAGAACAACTGTAATTGATTTTAAGATATTACCTGCAGAGAAACCTAAACTTGCACAACAGATGTTACTCAGATGTAAAAACATTTGTGAGATAGAAAACATTAAGGCAGAAGAGAGAGTCCTTGCAGAATTAGTTATGAGATTCTTTCCCGACTTTAGACGTGTTCTAAATGAAATGCAAAGATATGGAGTTAGTGGTGTTATTGATTCGGGTTTACTATCATCGCTTTCCGAAGAAAAGTTTACCCCTCTTATAAATATGATTAGAGAAAAGAACTGGAGTGGTATGAGGAAGTGGGTCGGACAGAATTCGGACAACGACTTTTCTACATTATTCCGTAAAGTATTCAATGCACTTGAAAGTCAACTGGAAGGTCAATCCATTCCAGCCGCAGTGTTAATCATTGCAGACTATCAATACAAAGCTGCATTTTCCATGGACGATGAAATTAATTTTGTCGCTTGTTTAACAGAACTGATGTCCGAGTGTAAATTCAAATGAGTCAGTATGACGATGTAGTCGATAGACAAAGACGATTACTTCTTGCAGAAGAATGGGCAAAGGGTGTTAAGTCACTTCATGCACATTCACTGACTTCCTGCTGGTACGATACTAGGGGTAACGATGGTTCAGTATTGGACATCGAATACAACAACGGTGTCGTCATGAGACAGATTAAAGAGACAGGTGAAACTGTATTCTTTGGCGAACCTCTTAAAGGCGATGCACTTCTATCTGTTTTCGGACAAAATACAGGAAAGTAAAATGTCTAAACGTAATCCTTTTGACTTTGTAAAGTCTGTATCCTATGATAAGAAAGATATCATGGTGGACGATATCGAAGAAAAAAGTTACGCCCCCTTCCTAATAAACAAATCTTTGTCTTACCACCAAGATTCTATTTTCTTTACTAACGAGATGAACAATCGACACCACCTCGATAATCGTCTTCAATATGTGTTTTTACTAAATACTCTTAGAAAAAGACAAAGGTTTTCCAAATGGGAAAAACCATATATTAGTAAAAAACTCGATACCATAAAACAGTATTATAAGATATCAACCATCAAAGCAAAAGAGTACATGGTAGTGTTATCAGATAAACAGGTTCGTGAATTGAAAAACAGGATGAAAACTGGTGGACAAAACAATGATTGACAATGGAGA